TTAGAATAGAGTAGCCTAAGGCAGATGAATCTGCAATGGAAATTTTGCAATGAAAGGGAATTTTACACCTGGACGCGAACTTTCAACACAGCCACTTTTGCGATTTGGGGAAATTTTTGCACAACCGCAACTGGGACACACCAATCCCAACAGTGAGTTACCATAACCCCAACCTGGGGAGGTATCATATACATGACAAATCCCTTCATGATTATCATATTTACCACCACGGCGAAGTATTCTTTTTCCCCCTGAAAATTTCAATACTTCCCCCACCTCTTGACTTTTTAATATATTAATAGTATGTTATGCGAAACGCCATTGCAACAAGGCATTCTAACATCGCTCCTACGCTGGCGACTACGGTATGCGCGATGGAATGTTGTGTTGCAGGCGTCGCAATAACAAAATTATGAAGGAGGGTTTAGCAAATGGAAGACAGTTTATTTAATGAGTTGAGGTGTTGTCTATTGGAGAGTGGAAAAGTTTCACCAAATACACCCTATTCAATACCGCAACTAAATAGTCTTCTGACATATTCATCTAGGGAAGAGATTAAGGAATTTAGAGAAAAACTTATCCGGGATGAATTTGCCGAGAAGGTTAATATTTTCAAAAATAAATTCAATGCCTATTCATATAACAAAGGTTGGAGGATTAGATTTCTACAGAAATTTTTTCAACATAAATCAAAGACTAATGTTAATAAACAAGAAAATTCTGGAATTTCTACTGATTTAACAAAATTGCAACTTTGCCCAGGTTGTGGTAAGTTATTACATGTAACATTAGCATTAGGGGATGTTAATATTACCTAGCAACAGGAGGATCTTATGCCATATACGCTATTTCATATCTGCTACCACCTAACCATGGGAAAGGAATATTCCAGGGAGGATTTATCAAGAATCTGGTCTATGCCATATGCTAAAGCAATCGCAATGGTGGGGTTATTACTAGAAAAGAAATTATTAATAGAACTCTCAGATGGAAATGTAAAACTAACCCGCAAAGCTATAGTAGAAATGTTCGACGGAGCAGATAACAAGCTACAAATGTCATTTGGAGAATGGGAACTTTCCAAGCGGTGCTACCATTGCGATTCAGTGATGACAACAAGCGTTTATATAAAAAAACAACCAAAGACCACAGAACCGCAAAAGGTGTATGTATAACCATGCCGGGGAGATATAGATACTATCAGGGAATAACCATAGATGATATCGCGGAAGTAATCAAACTGGGATTTGAGCCTGTGGATATTTCCAAAATGCCAAGAAACACCGATAGCGAAAATGAAAAATATCTCCTGGCAAAGCTTCAGGGTGTAGAAGAGGGTACAATTGCAATTTCAGAAGATCAACTAAAGGCTTTAGATATGGAACTTAAAGTTGCAGGTATGTACAAAGGTACCACTAGAACAACATACAACGTCTCTGTGGATGCATCTATAGAATCCTTACTTGCGGATTGGAAAGATTCCAGACATACCTTGAGAAAAAATTCCACAGTAGTAGGTCTACCAGAAATTGGCGGACCGCAAATTGAAGAAAAAATATTAAAAGCAAAAAGGGGTGATTAGCTGTGGCAAATTCTTCCCAGTTAAATGTAGTATTTCGTGTTGCGGAACTGGCTGATTTAGAGCTTCCTAGATATCATAGATTTCTTCGAGATGAATCAACATCGGATGAAAAACAAGTAGCTCATATTTGGGAGACTAATGGCACTAGTGCAACTACATATTATATAGATCACCTCACCTCAGTAACAGATTTAATAATTGAAAATCTAGATACTACAAATTTTGTTACATTAACCTTCAGGACTGGGGCAAATGGAGCCACAGACAATAAAATAAAACTGTTGAAAACCGATATAATCATCCTACAAGACGTAACAGTTGCAAATAATCTAATCTTCACTGCAAATACCGCAGCGGTTAAGTTAAAAATCTCCTACAGAGGGACGTAATCTGGATAATTCCATAGTCATGCAAATGGGAGAAAAGATTCTCTCAGATGCCGGTATTGACCACAAGGTTCTTCTTGTTCCAAATTTCCTAGAATGGGCAGATTTAGTACGAGATGTAATCAAATCCTGGCCTAATAGCAAAAGGGAAGAAACTATTGGATTGAAAGACTTCATTGAATCTTTGAAAAAACTTCGTGATGATTTTGAAGAAGTTGTCAAGGCTGATCCGATGATTCTCTTTCGTCCTGCTCATAGTGTTTCCCTTGATTTTCTATCCAGCACCGCAATGGTACGATATTTCTTCTCTGGAAATCGTTGTAGCAAAACAGAATCAGCTGCATATGACGTTTACGCCGCAATGACTGGTCAGATGATCTATAGACCGGCTCTGCCATTACCAGTTTCAGTATTTGTAGTCGGAACGAATTTTACGCAATATGGCCCCCAAGTATTCGAGAAGAAATTCATAGAAGGAGAACCAGGAAACCCTCTATCTCCGATATTTCCATACGAAGGAAAATGGTTCAACGGCTATGACCGGCATCATAGATTGCTAAGAGTAGCCTGTCGGGAATGTGCAAACCGCAACAAAGCAAGAGACTGTAAACATGCCTCACGGAGTACTCTACAATTATTCTCCGACGAAACTGGACCAGATGCTATAGCCGGGGGACAACACTCCCTTGGATGGTTTGATGAGAATGTAGATGAAACATATTTCTCCGAAGCAATGCAACGTCTACGAAATGTCCCAAAATCCTCTCTTATGGTTACAAGAACACCTCTAGGCGGAAAAAGCCGGTGGGAATATCAAAGATTATACCTAGTCTTCGAACGTGGTGGGGAGGATAATTTAATTCCTGGGAGCGATAGACAACTAGTCTCCTGTCATACTATAGACCAATACTCCGCTGGACTTATAGCCCACCAAGACATTGACGCAATGCGAAAGCTTTATGCTCCAATTGAAGCAGAAGCAAGAATATTTGGCAAGCATGTAGCCTACAGCGAAAGCGCAGTCTTTGATACGTGGATTATGTCAGAAATGTTCGACGAATGCTTGAAGCCGAAGCTAGTGGAACTTCGTGTGACGTGTCTATCAGATGAACTAGAAGATCAATTTGGAAACTGGGACGAAAAAGAACGTCTAGCTGCCTGGGATCGCAAATGTTTCTACATAAGCCATCACAAGATACAATCAGGAGAAATCAAGCCTCTAGAAGCAAAGCAGTCTGGGGGATATAAAATCTTTGAATTCCCAGAACCGGAAGCGCAATATGTCATAGGAGCAGATGTGGCCCAAGGTCTTGCAGGCAGGGACTACTCTTGTGCACAAGTATTGAAGATTATTAAAATTGGCTTGGAATATTTCTACGAACAGGTTGCAATGTTCCATGGGCATATAAATAGCATTGCCTATGCCAAAGTGCTTTATAAGCTAGGGAAGTTTTACAATGATGCTGTAGTAGTCATTGAACGTCGTGGACCAGGAGATGCGACAATTCAAGAAATGACTCGTGAACTAGGATATGATAATATCTTTAGGGATATAATTGACCCAGCACAAACTGGTTGGGGACAAGACTTTGCCTTTGGGATAGATACAAATGTAAAAACCAAAGGAATCATTATAAGTATGCTACAGAATAGCATTAAACATGCTGAAACTGGAAAGCGTTATTTAATAATCAGGGATGTTTACACCCTGGAAGAATTTGGTCATTTCGGCCAGGAGCGTACTGAATCTGGTCTATCCTACAGATTCCGTGGAACCCAAGGAGCACATGATGATACAGTCATTGCGGTTGCGATTGCGATTTATGCTACTGAAACCTATCCGGATTTATTTGACTACGATAAAGAAAGAAGACGAAAACTTAGAAAAATCGCAGAGTTATCAGAACATGATACCAATTTCTGGAGCGATGTCCATAAGACAGAGGAGGAAAATTCGCGAGAGGAATCAGAGAGTTATGTATAGCCTATCTAAGTACTAGCCAAATATACATAAATGTGTATATTTACCTTGGATGATCATAATGTGTCTAACGGCTCTCTCCCTGGTATCTGTAAGTACCCTCCTGCTTACACTCTATGCCCTACTGCGCCGGGGAGAGAGTCAAACTGAATCATTTGAAAGAATGCTGGGGAAACAACAGGATGCAATTGAGAAGTCCTTTGACCAACTAGCCCTTTTGCGATCTGCAAATCCCATAGAACACGCCCAAGCAAATGTCTATACGCAAGAATCTGTTGAAGCAATCAAACACCAGAATAAAACTGAATCAGAAGCTAATAGAATTGTAAATAATCCTAGAGTATTCAAAGATGCTGATGGAAATGTCTACGACATAATTGCTGACCCGGCAGGGTTTACTAACCAAAATTCAAATTAATGCTACATTACAAATCTCCAGAAATGCTTCTACAATCGCAATTACCTGGAGCTTCTGATGTTGAAGCAGCATTACAAGCTATGGGAGAGGCATCTATGGTTGTTGAAGGAATGCCTTATCCGGTAGATATTCCAGATTGGCGAATTGACGCTGCTGATTTTTACGGTGCCAATGGTAACATATCAGGAGAAATGTCTAGTGATCTACCTATGCAAGATCCATTTAGTTCCCCAGAACAACAGGAGAATGCGGATTCAACATTCATCGACGAAAAGGCCTTACGAGAAGCAATGATCTTAGAAATGCAAGAACGCAAAAACTTATCCAATAAATACCAACAAATGACAGCGGCACAAAATAATCAGAAAAAAAATATACTGAAGCAGTTTAAACCAGAACTTGTCCAATTTTAACCACATGGCGGTGAATTCTTCTAGAGATATAGATCCAACTGGAATTGCTGAAAGCTGGAAAGATGCAGAGCACTATATTGCTGGGCAGGAGGAAAAAGAATCGGTTTCAGTATTACAGAGGCTATTTGAAAAAGCGCAGTCATCCAGACAGCCTTATGAGTATCGTTGGGAGGTAAATAGGCAATATGCAAAAGGGGAACAGATAACCGCAAGACGCAGGGTAGATGGGGAGATTGTTAGATTAATCATAGATCGTGACTCTCAGAGAAATTTCTATTCTATAGACAACATTATCCACCCAACCGCCCAAGCTTTGATAGGAAAATTTACTAGAATAATCCCAACCGCAAGGGTAATTCCAGCCTCTTATGACTCATCAGATGCCAGAGCCGCAGATGTAGCGTCGGAATTTTTAGATTACAAAATGCGTGAACAGAAACTACGAGTAAAATACATCCAAATGATTCGTAGTATGGTAACCTTTGGCACAGCAGTTGTAGAGTGTTGTTGGAATCCGGAAGCTGGAAAGGAACTATCCTGGTGTGAACAATGCGGCTACCAAGGAGGTGTGGAGGAATTAGGCAATTGCCCCCAGTGTATGGCATTATATGCAGAGCAAATACCACTAAAGCTCATAAATGAGGGGGATGTAGTAGTACAAAAACATGACACTAGAGACTGGTTTCCGGAACCTGGGGTGTTGGCAATTGAGGACATGAGATATTGCTTCTTGCGAAAGGCTATTCCAATTTCGGATTTAAGAAAGCATTACCCAGAAAAGGGAAAATATGTAGCAGCAGAACAAGGATTGTACGTAGACAGATCCATTGCTATCTCTGGGACTAGTATTGTAAATAACTCCTATACCACTCAATATCTGGATGAGCATGTATATTTATACAGATACTTCGAGGCTCCATCAGAGACATATAAAAACGGTCGTATTGTTAGCTTTGCCAATGGGATTATCCTAGAACAAACTCCGAATTATTACTACAAGCTTCTAGGTAGAATGCCATTTTTTGACTTTAACCTCTTCGACAGAGAAGGGGAATATTGGGGGGAGTCATTTATAGACCAGTGTCACAGCATTCAAAGGGAGCGCAATGGGCTTCTTTCTGAATTGCGGGCGGCTAGATCATTGACTAATCGTCCGAAAATGCTAGTGGCAAATAACTCTCACATTGGTGTGGATCAAATTGACACTACTCCTGGACAGATTTTGTATTACAAAAGTGCCTTTCCACCACCAAAATATCTGACTCCCCCAGAAATGCCACAGTATGTCTATGCAGAGCTAAATCGCATGGAGGCAGCAATATGGTCCAAAGCGATGGTTACTCCACAGGATTTAGGCATTACCAAAGGAGACCCCTCGGGTCGTTTTGCTGCAATTCAGGAGGCGCAAGCATCAGAAAGCATAGGCCACATTATGGCACAGGTGATTGATGAATGGATGGAGATGCATAGAGCTATACTGCTTATAGCACAGAAATATTACTCTCCTGATAGAATATGGGCATCTACTGGATCAGAACGACCACGTACCTACTCTTGGGGGGAGATTAATCTCGCAGATGGTTGGGATATTATCATGACAGAGGATGATAGTCTCAGCAAAAACCCCGCATTGCGAATTCAGCAGGCAAATGAAATGTGGGACCGTGGGTTGTTTACAAATCCAGCAACCGGCATGCCAGATAAGCATAGCTATTTTCGTATGACTGGGGTAAAAATGCCAGGGACAAACCCATCAGCAGAAGACGCTATGCATTTATATGCCTCCCAGATTCCAGATGTTGTTTTGCAAAATATACTCGATCCGCAAAATAACCCCCCATTTCAACCTCGTTGGTGGGATGATGCGGCAATTTGCCGGGATGAGCTAATCAGTTGGTTACGAGCTGCTGGTAGAAATGCCCACCCCGCTCAAGTAGAAATGGTTTCACAAATAGCTTGGCTGTATGCGAGTAATAGCGTATACACAGCTATGGATCAGAATATGCTGCCAATGACTGGTGTGCCGCAGCAACAACAAGGGGTTAAACAAAATACCGTAGGTATGGGTTCTGGTGCTGCTAGCAATACCCTTGTAAAACCAGCGCAATCGCAACAGCAAGAGGCAGCGGAGCATGTACAAAACGCTGATGCTAGCGGAGAACAAATCGCAAGGATGTCAGAGAGGCATGAATCATAGAATATAGGGGAATAAAATGGAAACAGAAGAAAACAAAAATGCTGAAGTGCTAAATCCAGAAAGTAAAGAGGTTGGGTTTAGAATAACAGAACTTGTTGAGGCTAAAACAGAACCACAGCAAATAGAAAAAAAGACAACTTCTACCAAAAAAGAACCTGTGGCTAAAAAAGAAGCAGCAGTCGTAGAAGTTGATCCCTTTGCTGAAGCAGAACGATTATTCGACACCGGGTTGCAGGAAAAACTCCCTGAAGATATTGATCCGCTTCAAAAGGAACTAGATAACATCACTGGGTTACCGGATAATATAAAAACTCAATTACTAGAAACCGCAAAGGCAAAAACAGCAGCAGAGAAATCCTTTCGTGGATTATTGGATAATTACCAAACCAAGGAGCAAGAATGGCAAAATTGGGCACAGCAAGTCGCTGAAGCTAGGCAGCAGGATCAGATTCAACTGGCTGAATTGCGTGCTAGAGTGGAAATGATGTCGAAGGGCTATAGCCAACAACATAAAATAGAGGAGGACCCCTACAAGCAATTGCAAGGAGACTTTCTTAGTGAAGCAGACAAACGGACTAAAGAATTGTTAGAAAACAGCCTCAAGCCTCTGCAGGAAAAACTTACTGCATATGAAACTAGGGAAAAACAAGCGGCAGAACAGCGAGAAAGATATCGCAAATCGGAAGAATATCGCAAGGCAGCAGAGGTTGAAGTAGTTAATAGGCTCCTAAATGGCTTTGCCCCAGAGGTAGTTCAAGAATTATCCGCACCTCTAAGCGCAATGGTTATTAGGAATTCACTAGTTAATAATGTTCCCTTTGCGGCTTCGGCTTCTGCTTTGGAAAAAATGCTCCTAGGTTGGTCTAAAAATTACATTCGAGCGAAAGCAGCACAGATGAAAAATTCAACAGGTCTATCCCAAGAGACTCAAAAAACATTAGCCTCATCTCGTGGGGAATCTGCAACAAAAGGACGTGGTGTACCTAGTGGTGAGGATTCAATCAAACGAGGATTTAAAGATCCTCTGGATGAAATGGTAAAAACAGGAGTGTGGATTTCTTGATAATTAAGCACCATGTTGCGATGATAACTTACAGAGATTCTAAAAAACTTCTCCTGAAACTAAAACGTAAATACAGAGGAAAATCACCAACGAAAACACCACATTTGTCAGATACGACCTATGGCCTTACTGAAAAAGAATGCAAAAAATTATTGAAATATCTTAAATTTCCTAGTAAGGAATAACCAAACTAAAATAGATCTGACAATGTACCCTAGATGGTTACTCCATTCTCTCGTTGGGGGATTTAATGGTTGACGGTGTATCAATTGATACTTTTGGTGCAAATTTTATTCACTATCTACCGGGTGTCACGAAGACACTAAATCTTTTCTCCCTAGCGAGACTTCTTCCTAAGGGTTCCATTAAATGGGAAGGTAAAAATCTTGAGTGGACAACACATTTAAAGAGAAATCCAGCTATCGGTGCTGTTGCGGATGGTGGAGCTTTACCTGCGGCTGGAAAACAAGGCTATGAAATGGCCAAGGCGTTTCGGAAAAATATCGTTGGTAGTATAAAACTAACGGATAATATTTTAAATAACGCCGCAACTACTCAGCATGCCGCTATTTCTGTGTTGGATAGTGAAATGCGGGGGTTGATGGAGTCTATTAGGAAATTTGAGAATTATTATTTCACCCGTGATGGTACTGGGGTAACTACCCTTCTAGGCTCTGTTGTTGATGGATCGACTATTACGGTGGATGATGGTAGGGGAATGTGGGATGGAGCAAATTTCCAAATCCTTGATACCGATGGATCCACCGTCCACGCGAATTTTGAGGTTTCGAAAATTTCAAGAGCTTTTACAGCTGCTAATGAGGTAACAGTTACTCCCGTTTCAGCCATTGCGGCCGGTTCTCAAGCTGATGGAGATTACATCGTTTGGAAAGGCTCTGCCGGTGTGCCGGTGAGTTCGTATAACCTCATGCCAGTTGGATTAGACAAACTAATTGATGACGCATCAGGGACATTTCAAAACATTAGCACATCTACATATCCTAGATATACTAGTCCAGTACTTAGTAATTCTGGTTTGAAACGCCCCCTTACACCATCATTGTTTCGCCAGATGCTATTGGCAATCAAACAAGAATCAGGGTTAGATGCTGAAGTTACAGTCTTGGGGAGTCATGGGCAAGGTATTGCTATGGAGGAAATGTACGAGGGGGATCTTAGAATTAATGAAACAACCACGGTAGGTGGAGTGAAAATTGCAAGGTTCCAAAGCTTTCTCGGAACGGTAAATGTAGTCACTGATCCAGATTCACCTTATGGCGTGTTGTTTTTCGCTGATATGTCCCAAATTTCTCGCGCGGTACAAAAGGAACTGGATTGGCGAAGACCTCCTAAGAGTGAGGGTGGAATTTTTGTAATGTCTACGGCGAATTTATCTTACACTGCTACGTGTTTGGAAACTTTGGAATATATCATCTTCCAAAGAAATCGTTGTGGAAAGATTAAAGATCTAGACGAACAATTTGTCACGGCTTTTGGTTAATGGTTGATACAATCGCGGCTGTAGCAAGGCTGGGGGATTAAATGGCAAGAGGATTAACACCCTGGGCATTTGGGGATTCTGAAACAGGATATGGTCGTGGATTAGGGATTTTAAAAGTCTCTATGGGTGCTAGTGATTCGACGAAGTATCCATTTAAATCTAAGAAACCTCCGTTTAAGATTGAAATTATCAACGCATGGGGGGTGATGACAGCTGCTGGTGGAGCATTAGATACAGTGGTTATTAAAAATGGTAGTACAGCAGTTACTAATACAGCAGATGTGTCAACTCTTGCGGATAAGGATATTTTTGATTTTTCTTCATTGAATGATGATAAATATCAATTAACAGTGAATGATGAATTATCAGTGGTAACTGTATCCGGTGCGCCCTGTATGGTGTATATTCTATTTATGAGGGTTGTCTAACATGGGAATGCCTACTGACGCCGCCTTAGCAGAGGCTAAAATCTGGGTTGGTACTACAGCAAATAGAATGGCCCCAGTGGCATTATCTGGTGATGCTACGATGAGTAATGCTGGGGTGGTAGCACTTGCGGCACAGATTATCAATGGAGCAGATTTAGCAAATGTTGTAGATGCCAATGTCATTGGTGGCGTACAGGTGGTGCATCGTATTACCATCGCAGATGCTACAGCAAATACAGACGTAGTGCTAACGCATAAGACTAGAGTTATTGATGCTTATGCAGTAAAAACTGCTGCTGATGGTGGAGCAGGAGACCAGGTAATTGTACAAAACGGCACTAATGCTATAAGTAATGTCATCAGTCTTAATGCTGTAGATAAAACCTTAGTGAGGGTTGGTACTTTAGACGATGCCCAGTGGAGTATTGCTGCTGGTGGGACATTGCGAATTGCTGCTACTAAAGCTACAAATTGCGCTTGCGAGGTAGTGGTTATTGGAATACGTACTACGTAATTAAAACGAGGATTACTTAAGGAGATAGCTTATGGCTGCTGCTAATGTTGTAAATGAAGGCTCTATCAATTTCGGTGGAGGGATCCAAGTTATTATGAAGGAGCTAAACACCCTTACTACAGATCAAGATGAGGATGTTGCTCACGGTGGACCATCGGGTGTGCTTCCTGTTGCGGTTATTCCGGTTCAAACTGCCCAAGCTACATCTGAGGAGTTAGTAACTTGTTCTTGGAATAAAGCCGCTGATAGTGCCGCGAATAATACCTGTAGGTTGGTATTTGCGGTTGAAAATGGTGGAAGTATTTCCGGAGCAAAATTCAGAGTTTACTTCGTGTTTCTACAAGCTGCCTCTGGTGGTGTTTCGTAGAGCTATGCTTATATTGACGTCATGTCACATGCTCCTTCTTGGGTAACTGATCAAGTTCAACAAATTCACCACCGAGCCAGAATAGGATTTGATCCATGGCAACCTGGACAAACTGGTGAGGGACAATTTTATCTCCTACAATTGTTTCACAGAAAAGATGCAGAAAAAACATATTCTGGATATTGGAATTATCGGGGTCCCATTTTCGGGAAAGACTTTGATAGATTAACCTATACCCCAATAACAATCGCGAAATTATCTCATTTAGATGTTTACCAAGGGGGTGTTATTACAAAGTTAAAAGAATGGATTATCCCAATTCGCAAACGTATTCGAGAAAATCGTGAGACATTGGGAAATTTGTACGACAGAGAAGCAACAGAAATATCAGGTGCAGCGGGGGAGGAGTTGTATTGGAGAGCAAAAAAATCCATATTTGGTCCCCAGGTAGTAGCAAAAAAATTCTTGACAAAAGAAGACAAAGATGTTCTATGTGGAGATAAGATGGAACGCGATCGTATCAAAATGAGAGAAAGTCTGCTACCTAAGGGTGATTTAGGGTAATAAATGGTATGGACTTTAGATCGCAAAGGGCTAAGGGAAAAATTATCATTCATCTTAAACATGAACCCAAAGCAGACTAATCAGGATTTCATCGGCCCAACTGGAAATACCAATAAATATCTAGACGAAGCAATTAACGAAGCCTATAGGGCTGTAGTAAACGAAGCGATGCTAGAATGTGGGTATGATTGGTTTAAGAGAGTTTATTCCTTCACTTGGGCGGCCGATGCTGATACGCAGCAAGTTCCTGATGATATTCTCGGGAAGGATATTCTAGAATTACGTGATACCACAGATGATGAAATGGGAACACCACTAGTTTTCTGTGACTACTGGGTGGATGGAGCAATTCACTGGGAAGATCGCAAGACGCTAAGATGGGGAACAACTGGGCCATCTAGAATTACTACAATATCTGCTGTTTGTTTGGAAAATCCTCAAGACTTAGTATCGGATAATGATGAGCCATTTTTAATCCCAGTGAGATTTAGGGATATTATCTCCTGGAAAGCCGCAATTTTACTTCGTACCATGGCGGATGAACTTGCCCCAGAATCGTGGATTTTGCGGTTCATAGAATTGCAAGAGCAGTTGCATACTACCTTAGCCAGAGGAAAACCTAGCATGAATAACCCCTCACGCATACGAATTAGTGATCCCTATGAGTTTTAATGGAGAAATAAAATGACAAATATCTCTACCGCAGTTTCGGTTAGAAATATCTCGGATGTTACGCAGAATATTTTTGTAGATGGGGTTAGGTATGAAATCCCGGCACAAGAATTACGGGTATTACCAGAGGATATCGCAAAGGAATTTATACAACTTCGTGGAAGGTTTATACAGAAATATCAAGAAGTAAAAATACCACCACCACTTGGGCCGTATGAAAAAGCAGTCTGGATCGCAAATGCTAGTGGTAATCCACTCATTACCCCCGAGGTATTTATTCGCAAACGAAATAGAAAAGAGCACAGCTGGGACATGGTAGCATCTCCAAATCCGCTATTAGTTCCAAGAGTTGTTATGGAAGATATGCATACTTCGGAACGAATTGTGTCAACACCAGAGGGAGATGGAGAAACTTCATTGCATTTTCCTCCGATTAGGATCGAAATTCCTCCATTTATTAGAGTACCAGTCCCAGAACATGTTGCGGAATTTCTACTGCGAAGGGATAATATGAGAGAGGAGCATTTGCGCGGACAGATTTGTCAAGTGCGTCCACCGTCTGAATGGGAGGCGAATGATAGTTGGTCGTATGAGGACTTGAGGACATATGCATTTTTACTAGACAGACAAGGCATAAGGCCGGAAACATTTTGGTCCCCAGGGGTCTACGCCGACGCGTCAAGACTACAAGCTAGAATTCAAGTTGCTAGGGCTCATAATGATATTATCTATCTAACATTATCAGAGGCGAAGTTAGAATTATGGAAAAGAATTTTCTTTCGATTGATTGATGAGCGTTATGGATTGCCATCAAGAGAAGAATTTGCTTCTGCCAAGGCGGATAGTAAGATTCAGATTTCAATTTTGGGAAATGAAGAAGCAAATAAGGCAGCTAAGGAAAACGCAATCGCAAGAGCTAAGGCCGCCAAAGCAGATATGGAAGTAACAACTGGTGCATAGTGTCGAGACAAACCCAAAAATCCATCCGGTTGTACTTCAACAAGGGGATTAATGAAAATTCTGAAATTGCGGATGTTAAAACGGAATGTGCTGAAGCGTTGAATGTGTGGGCACCAAGTGGGCATATCCAGAAAAGGCCTGGGTATATTTCAATAAATACTTGCGCAACTTACGGCACTGATACCTCTGGGGCTATAACAAAGACTACCCTAAAAGAAGATCCACTAGGTACATTCACATCTTCAAATGGGAATATTTCTAGTTTAGGAGTTGATAAAAGATGGTATTTAGGGTTTTCTAGTTTAGGAAAAGTAAATGATTTTTTTACTATTAATATTACCGCCTTACCGAAGGATATTATAGGAATTGGTTTGTTTATAACAGCCCATAACTCTAATTCTACCAAATTTTATGCTGAATATAATGATGGAACTTCTTGGAAATATTTAAACCTTGTTGAGACTATAGAGTCTAATTTGGGGATAGGGGTGGGAGGAGCCAACCCATCACCAAAAAGATTGAAGCACCATTTTGCAGATTTTTCTGGAGTAGCTTTTAATAAGAACATATTATGCTTTGCTGCCCCCCGAGATTGGGCGAAGACGGTAGTTAATTCAATTACAGCCTATTGGATTAGATTTACGATTCTTGAGGCTGCTACGGATGCAACAGTATCGTTTACTCTAGTAGACACCGAGCTTATACCAAGGATATTTTATTCTTTATCGGAACTTTCTCCAAATGCAGGTCGCCCGTTATACCATTACTTATTTAATGTAAAACTACCAACGAAGAATAGATATGTATCAATAAGTAATAATTTAGTATATTCTGGACCCGCTGATGGATACGCCTTTCCTACAATATGCGTATGGTCAGATTTCTACCGCAACAATGCCTATGTTGGGAATGCTACAAAATTTACAGAATACGACCTTGCAATAATTACGCAAAAGGAATTTATACCTCCACCGGCATTTGCAATTGTAGTTCCATTTGCAGAAAGCTATTTTTGTGTTGGATATACAAATATTATGATTAATCATAATGTGGAGTATCAAGATTCTACTTTAGTAAATACTGATATCACTAATATTCAAAAGGCGCAGGTTGAAAATAGAAACTTTGCAATAGGCACCGGAGCACCATACGAGACAGCAGTAATAGCACAATTGACTACTTGGCCGGCGGCAAAGTATTTATCTTTAATAGGTGGAAGATTGTGGGCTGCTAATTTAGAAGAAAATGCCCATAGAGTACGTTGGACACCACCGATTCCATATCACAAAGTCTGGCCAGAAATTTCTTTTGAAGATCTAATAGAAGATGACAATAGTCCAATTACTGGATTGGTTGGGTTAAATGAAGCGCCGGTGATTTACAAACAAGATTCAATTTGGTTATTGCCCTCGGCTGGGGTTAATCAATATAATTTATTAACAGTTTCGATTGTAAAAATTGTTGCTGGGACTGGATGTGTTTCCAACGCGAGTTTACAACAAATTCGGGGAGAACATTTCTTCTTGGCTGAAGATGGGATTTATGCCTTTAATGGCACCCCAGCAATTCGAAAACTATCAGATAAAATTGATTCCATTATAGGACGAATTACAACAGCAAGAAGACAGTGGGCTGTTGCAGCAAATTGGAGAAAATATTCCTTATACTTATTGGCTGTATCTTTAGATGGCAGTCATGAGAATAATCACGTAATTGCTTATGATTATAAGAATAATTCCTTCTGGCTTTGGGATGATATAAACGCCAATTCCTGGATTGTAGATGAATCTGCCAGTGATGATGAAGAGATATACTATATGACTATCACTGGAGAGGTATATAAACTCCTACCAGGAGAACCAACTAACAATCGTGGCGAAATTGCCTCTAAGATTGTATCTCATAGTTTGAATAAACTAGGGAGTGAGAAGATATGTATAAGAGATGTTATAGTAAAAACAAAAAATACAACATCCTCTATAGATGTATCTATACGACCTGAAGGAGATAATTTTCGCGAAACTACAGGAACAGTCGATCTAACAGATGTAAATGATCCAGTTTGGGGAAGTGGAGGATATGTTGATTCAGTAAGTAACTATACCGATGAACAGGTTAAAAATGGTAGAATGGATTTTCGCGTAACATGTGATGAAGCTGAAATTGTTATTAATCATTCTAAAAAAACAAAATTCGATTTGCAGTCTCTAGAAGTTGGATTGAATATTCTTGGTGTAAGATAATGCCAGTATATTATACAACTACCCTCTCTGATACTATTGTCAAAAATGAGTTAGATAACCTCTTTGATGATGTAATTGATGGGTTATTCGGTAATATAACAGGGATAGATTTTCGTGAAAATGCTGGTATAGAAATAAAAAAGCTAGCTGGTAGTTTCCAAGAAATGGTAATCACAATTGATGCTGATGAGTGGGGAGCAGCAAATGCAATAATTGCCGCAACACCATTACCAGGTAGTGGCGGAGATATGAATTGGGTTGCTACAGATGCACAGTGGATATGTACTGATACAGGCGACGGCACAGGAACGTTCAATATAGTCTATGGAGCCTATAATTCTTCTGGAACTTGGGTAACTGCTACTACAATAGCAAGTGCAGTTGCATTGCCTAATGCTGCTGGGGCTGATGATGCAAATGATGGTAGAGCCTTAGAAGGTGGTTCAGTTAGTTTGGTGTTCGACACTACAGAAATTCCAACTGCTCCTAATAGCATTGCGATACAAGTAAATGCTGCTGGTGCAAATGTTCTTAGTGCCACCACTGGTTTCTTAACAGTAAGTGTTACTTTAAAACGCCTCTTACAGCCATAGGAGCTTTTATGAGTTTCGATTATACAGTTTCTTTATCAAATCCGATTATAAAAAGTGAAATTGAAACACGCTTTGCGAATATACAAAATAAATTCGGTAATATCATAAATGAGGATATCTCTTCCGATGCTGGGATTGCTCTGAGCAAATTATCTGCTTCTTATCAGGAACTTTGTATAACAATAGCAGCCGATGAATGGGGAGCCGCGAATGCTATTATTGCTGCAACACCGTTGCCTGGGTCAAATGGAGATACCGCATGGGTAGTCACAGACATCCAATGGATCTGTACAGATAGTGGAAACGGAGCCGGAACATTCGATGTAGTCTGGGGAGAATATGATGCTGCTGGAACATGGACAACCACAACTACAGTAGCTTCTGCTATTGCGCTTTCTAATGCGAATAGTGTTGCTGATACGGCAAACGATGCTCGTGGGTTGGAGGGTGGATCTGTATCTTTAGCTTTTGCTACCGGAGCCAGAAGCTTGGCGATCAGAGTAAATGCTGCTGGAGCAAATATACTCACAGCAACTACAGGGTTTTTAGTTGTAAGCGTAATACTACGTAGGCAGATTATTCCTTAATGGTTCAAGATCGACATATCCTGCTGGGAAGTAGGGGATTACGTAGAGCAGAAGATTTCTTTCAAAATCAACAAGAAGGAAATTTCTTACGAAAATCGTTAAACTCTGATGATTCGGAGTGGTTTCTATCGCCTGTAGGTGAATTGTATACAATATCAACCTCTACTGGGTCAGGAGTGACAAATAGATTAGTTCTATTTAAAACTCCAAGACTACAGAATAATGCGGTTTTCACTAATGTTGTATTTGAGGTAGCCAGTGGAGCAGGTGCAGAAAATCTAACCACATTATTATACTCTGCTTCGAGGGAAGATAATTATCAAATATTAACAGAAGTTCCTGGTAGCAGAATGATTTCTCCGATTAGTTCTACTGGAAGGAAGGTTGTAAAACTATCTAATCCATGTGTGATATTGGGTAATAAGGATTATTTTTTAGGTGCTCATAAATCTGGAACAGCGTTTACATTAAGGTCTACTGGTTCTGTTTCGCCAATAACCGCTACGTTGAATGCAACTGTTACAGCCATTCCAAAAGTTCTTAATCGGGATTCTTTAACAAAGAATTATGGAGTTAGCCCGTGGTTGATATTTTATGTATCAGATGCGTATGTAGAGTGTTTATAGTTATCACCAACAACCATGTATTGGATATAAAGTGTAGGTTATAAAAATGCCTAGCTTTTATAATAGCCTAAGTGGCAGAGCAAGTTCTGGTAGAACAAAGTCTGTTGTAAATAGAGCAGTAGATAGAGTTTCTGGGGGTGGAAATATAATCCCCCCACCAACAGCAGGTCCAGTCTTCGGGCTAGATGCTAAAAGATTTTTTGGATTTTCACAAAAACAACCTGAAGTAATTAGCCCCCCGCCAGCACCAGTAGTTCTACCTCCATCACCACAAGTTACGCATTCTGGTATTATTAATCCAGCAAAACCTAAACTGCTTAAAGATGCCCCAGTATCTATCAACCCATGGGCAAATCCAAACACTCCGGTATTTGGGCCTATAACAGTTGGAGATGCTTGGAAAATGAGTGGAAATCTAGAAGGCACTGGATATGATAAGAATCTTGCAACTAACAGATATGAATTAGAGTCTATGCCAACCGAAGACATGCTTGATAAACTGGGATTAGATCCAGTAGAAGCCCAGGAATATTTAGATATAGCACCAACCATTGGTGCATTGGCAAAAAATACTGGAGGTGGTGGTGGAAATGGGGATGTTGATGACGTAGATTTAGATCCAGGTGGGGCAGAAGTAGTGGAACTTACTCCCATAGACAGAAAGTGGTATGAAGATGCGGCTTCCCAATATGCAACAACTCAAGGCGCCTATGCAAAGGGGTGGGAAGATCTTACTTCTAAATACGGTGAAAATTTTAATAAAATGATATCCGACATGGAAGCTGGTTATGGACAAAATCTTGAAAATCTCAATAGACTAAAAGGAGAAACTCTAGGAGAACAGGATAAAGAATTAGCCTTAGCGTTGGAAATGGCCCAACGAGAAGGGCAATCGCAATATCGCAGACAAGCTGAAATGAACGCTGCAATGGGCGGTGGTTTGGGCGGTGGATTTTTATCTGGACAAAATCAAGCATTGTTAGATCTAACTGGGCAACAGCTTGGTGCAAGACAGGCCCATCAGCAACAACGTGCCGCGTTACTACAAGATTACGCGGATAGGGAAATGGGATTAGGAGAAGAGTACACTAGAGCTAGAACAGCGGCTCAAGGAAGATATGGGGAATTTTCCACTCAAGCTGGAATTCAGAAAACAATGGGTGAATTGCAACATAGAATGCATTGGCTAGACGAGATGATTAATAAAGCAGAAAAGGCTAAGGACCGCGAGTTGGTAAGAGAATTACAAGAACAGAGAGAAGATACTGAAATTCAAATAGCAGATATATCTGCACAGGCAGCAGGAACGGGCGCCGCATATGCCGCTGGTCTGAATCCGGCCACAGGCCTTCCATTGGTAATTAGATCATATGCAGATTTAGCTAAACATAATCAGTACTACGGGAAATAATTATGGCACAAAATATGGACAGACAAGCTTTATTAGATGCTTATCGCAGAACAATGATGCAATCGAGCAAACTGCAAGGGCTGGCACAACACGCAATAGCGGAACGTATCCGAAGAGAATCCGAGCCATCATTCTTAAGCAGGGTTGGACAAGTTGGGTTAAGTGGTGGATTAGGTTTTCTAGCTAGTGGTGGTAATCCTCTAGGAGCATTGGTTGGTGGTGCTGCTGGGCTTTTTGGTGGGGCACAAGGGCCTGGTCTTGCGGTAGGTGCTGGTATGCTGTCAAACTATCCTGGAGTCCAAGATAATTGGAGGAATTTATTCAAACAACGTTATACCGGAGGGATGTTTGGCGCCGGATTTTAAGTTAAGTAACCTTTATGCCAATAGATCTAGGAAATCTCCTAATAACTCACGCTCTGCAAGAAAAGTCCAGAAAGGCTGCTGAAGAAGCCCAAGGACGAAATATTGCGGCTCAAGCCCTTATGCAAGCTGTTAGTATGAACCAGCAACAAGAACAATTCAAATCCCAAAAGCTCGATAATGAACGCAAAGCATATGAACAAGAGGTAATGTTACAGGGGCAAATCGGAGAACGCCTTGGTAAAGAACCAATACAATTTCCAGATCCACGCCTTCAACATGTTTACGAACTAGGCCGAGGTAAGGGGGGCATGGAGAACTTCCGCCAGACGGAACGAATCGAAAGCGCAGTAGCAGGACCGCGAGAGGCAGCTAGGCTAAAGGCAGAAATGCTCCCAGAACAAGAGGAAAGTCGCAAACGCCTTGAAATGTTTAAGACCAAAGAATATAGCAAACGTCGCGAAATGGATATTGCCTCTCGAAAACGCGGAGTGGAAGCGGGGGTTTTTAAAGATCCAAAATTATCCTCAATGTCAGATATGGGTCAGAAGCTTTACCGCAATGCTGTTGCTGAAATTACACGTTTTCAAGCAGCAAAGAATTCTGCCGAAATGGCTGCGAACAGTATGGACCCGGTGGTAGCGCGAAAAGGTGTTCAAGATGCCCAGCGTTACGCAGCAGAACTCAACAAACGTTTGACGTTATTTAATCAAGTATTTGGTAAAATGGGTCTTAGTCCACCGGAATTTGGTCAATCGGAAACTCTGCCAATAAGCCCAGCAGATCAAGAAAAATCTGACATCGTAAAAGCTTTGGAAGAATACTACCGAAGCAAACAACAGTAGGCTAGAGCATGGTCTACGGAGATTTCTCCCCTAGTGAATTATCAAATCTGAGAGAGCAAAGGAATCTCAAACGTGAGCGCTATGGTTTACAAGATTTGCAGCGCCTTGCCTCTGAGGTATTAAAAACAGAAGAAATTCGTCCAGATTTGGACATTGCAGTTGATGTTGTTCGGGGGCGTATGAGGGATTTGGGTGTCTCAGACCCACGTTTTGCCTTGCGGGATTTTGATATAGACATTGCGGTTCAACAACAAAAGGAGAGAACAAAACAATATCGAGATCAAAAAATGCTCATGCTCAAACGAGCGGTAGAAACAGGGGGGCTGGATAATTTTCGTTTGGACTATACACCAGAACAGCAACAGGCCTTATCACAGGGACTTCCTTGGAAGTTCAATCAAGATCAAGCAATCAGGCAGATGATTCAGTCTGGAATTCCAGATGAGAGACTACATGAATTTATTCTCAAGGATATTCGAGATCCGGAATTACATAAGCGTTTTCAGGAAGAATTAGCCAAAGAACGATTTGGTCCATATGATTTTACCCCCGGGATTATTCAGACAGTATTTGGCCCAACCGCAAGGACAGGTAGCTCATTAGTAGGTGGGATGTTGGAGGCGGCTAGAAAAATTGCACCCGCAACACCAGATCCGTTGGAGATAGAAATTGGTGGTGTTTCGTTACAGAAATTGGGAAAACAAATTGTCCAAAATCCCAGTCAACTTTTAAAAATTCCCGGCGCCGGAGTAAAAGCAGCAGCCAAGGGGTTAATGGGAGAAGAATCCTCAACGACCCTTGCGGTTTTGGAAAAAACCAGGATGCAATATCGCCAACAGGCTATCAAAGAGGCACTTGAGCAGTTATTGGAACAATATCCAAAGATAGATCAAAATCCTCAAGCATTTGCTGAAGCATTAGAAGCCAAGACCGAGGGTGTGTTTAATAAAAAGGTAGATTCTGATCCAATGCTGAAGCATTATAACATCTCTGAATTTACGGCCGGGGCAATAGGGGATCCATTAAATTACCTCGGTGGGCCAATCGCAAAAGGCGTAGCTGGTGGAATTAAACTAGCCAGTCAAGCATTGAAAAAAGTTCCAGCAGCAGAAAAAGCAATGGATGTAATCCAAACTACCCTGCAATACATGCCTCAAGCTGGGAAATTGGAAAAACTAGGAACCGAATCTGCCTCTAATTTAGCATTGAAACTTAAATTAGCAGACACAGAAGTGGCGCAGAAATACGGAGAGGATGTAATAGAATTCTACAAGAATGTAAAATCCTCCACTCCAAAGGAAGAAATTCGCCCAGCTTTGGCAGAATTAGCAAAACGGAAGACAGAGTTAGAAATCACCTCAGTACAGAAATACTCAGCAGAAGAGGGGCTTTATCGTAGAATGTCCCCAGATGATTTAGTCAGGGAATTTCATACCGATCCGCAAATGGAAGAATCTATCCTAAAGGTTATCCAAAAAGAAGATGAGAAGACACAATTTCTTCAAAGGGAAATTCTGTGGGAAGATAAAACAACAGGAGATGTGGTATTCCGTGGAGATAAAGATGTGACCTATGGAACTCTAGGTCCAATGGAAAAGGAATTGCTGGAAGCAAAAAGAACCATGATTGAAGTTGGTTCACAGAAGATGTTAGAGAAGCTAAATCGCAATAGCAAGATCAAGTGGGCTTCAGTTAGTAATATGGTCAAAAAATTTGGTGGAGAAGCATCACCAGAAGATTGGGTTCATTTCGCCCCACAGCCTGTAGTAGATAGACTAGATGTAATTCTTAAGGAATTTAAAGATTCCCCAGGGAAAGCCGGACAAGCAAGGGAGATTTTGAGAAACTTGGGGGAATTTATTAGACCATTTAACAAGATGGTAAGCTGGGCTGCAACTGTTCCAAATTTACCATTTTTGGAACGCAATGCAGTCGGCGCAGGAATTCTAGCTACCCATGCTTTGGGGATTAAGGTGCTAAACCCTAAATTGCAAGCAGATTCATTACTAGGTGCAATTATTGGCTCACTTGGCTCCGCTAAGCACGGATGGCAGGATAGTAAAATTCTCTCACAAATTGCGATACAAACCCCAGATGGAATAATGGATGGTCGTAAGCTAATTGATGCAATGCATGATATGGGGTTTACTAATCAATTCGAAGAACTAATGAAAATGCGTACGCAATATGGAAGCGGAAAATCTCTAATCTTACTAAATAAGGGGATGGATTTTCTATTACAACCATTTTCCTACACCAACAGGGTGATTGAATTGTACCAACGATTACCAGTTGCGATTTCGTCAATCCAGAAATATGGTTTCGCCTCTAGTACTGCTAAAGCAAAGGTTTTGGAAGATGTTAGCAACTATGCTGGGAATTATTTCCGTATGTCACCATTTGAACGTAGATACCTATCAGACTGGGTGGGTTTTTATGGATGGATGAAGAATATCATTGGGATAACCTTTCGGCATATGAAGGAAAACCCTGCGGGAGTAGCCGCTTGGAGTAAACTCTGGGAGGCTAAAAAACGTGAAGAGGCTAAGGCAGTACCAGACGCAGCACTTCCAAATTGGATGGGGCAACAATTGCCGGTCGGAATCGCAAAAGTACCTGGGGGTGTAAACCTATCCTCGAACGAGCATGTGGTAACACTAATGGAAAATCTACCAGCAATGTTGACTACTTACGCAACTACTGTCATGGGAGATGGTGACGAGAACTTATTCAAGCTTTTAGCTCTAGGTCCGCAGGCAATAATAGCCCTAACTACCGGGTTTGATGTAAGTAAGATGGAAGCTACCGGGTTACCAATATGGGCAGATATGACAGGAGTTACAAACGAAGAAGAAGCCCTGGGACGAATGAGAAAAAGTAGGCTAGGTGGAGTAGTGGAAAGTCTAGCAAAACGACCTACAAAGGCATTTATGGACACCGTAAATCTATACAACGATCCTAATTGGCAACTAAACTTGCGGTTGCGATATGCTGTTGGGAGACACCTACTTGGTTTTGATAATCAGGCATTGAAATTGCTAGGCAAAAATGGTAGAAGCTTGGGTGGACAATTTGATCTAGAAACTGGTGGTAGTCCATGGGGAGCGCAATATTTTATAAGTGGTGCCCAAACCCGCAGTAAACGAGTGGATGATGCAATACAGCGTGGCCGAAAATATGGCTATGCTGTAGAACCTGGAGAGTGACCAATGGGATTTAATATCAACCAACGAGAGTCTAGAAGTATTACTGCTGCGGCATTAAATTTAAATGCTAAAGCAATTAATGCTGCTAAGACATCCAATGCTTTTTCCACTAATGGATTTGGTACATTGGATATTTTTATCAACTATACCCGCAGTACCGGAACAGCAGTAACATTTTCCTTGGAAGGTTCCAATGATGGAGGCACAACTTGGTTCAAACCGCAAGCAGAATCAGTCTCCGCTGGAGTATCTACACTTACTAATTATACCTTCAGCAATGCTGTTTCTGGTAGTGAAAAATTCGTAGTAAGCTCTAGAATTTTTGCCGATGTGATGAGAATTTTATCCCTAACAGCAACCGGCGGGGATGATGATGACGTAGCGACTGTGACAGTTAGGATGGTAACATAATGCTTCGCAAATTAAGACGTAGAGTGCTCGCAATATTAGCTATTTATGCATGGCTGCCATTTGCCTTTGCAAGACCCATGCCGAGAACCACAATGCCGCAACAAAGTGCAAGCTTAGGTGGTGCTGCTATAGCTGATATAGACTTGTCTGGGTTTAATCTTCTAGATTCTACAAGAAGTATTCAAGTAGGGGCTGATTGTTCTACTGGGCATGGTTTAGGGGCTAATGATGTATGTATAAACGGAGTAGCTGAGCATAACGGTTTACTATGGGCAGATGCGGGTATTACCGTTTCTGGTGCAGCATTGACAATGACTGGGCAAAACATTGTCTTAGCTGGGAATAATATCACAGATGCAACCCAACCGATTGAATTAGGATCTAGCTGTGCTACGTCCCAAGCTTTAGGGGCAAATGCCACATTAATATGCGGTGCAGCGGAAGTAGATGGTGTTTTATACGCTGATGCTGGGGTGGTTTTACCAATGGGACAAAACCTCTCAGTAGGTGTCACGGATGGATCAATTTTTGCTCTCCGGGATTTAGCTACTGATCAATCAGTGTTAACCACAAGCACAAATAGATATCTACTTTTAGTCGAACGAGCGGATTCTGCTGGGTATTCTATCGGAACCGCAACTAATCCAACCTTAAGAATACATTCGGCGGATATTACTGACACAACTCAATGGATACAAACATCTCATAACCAAACCGATGCAGTCTTAGAAACAGGGTTGGGGGATCTAATCTTGACTCCGGCAGGGGCAGACGTTACACTAACCGCCTCTGATTTAAATATTGCCTTAGGGAAAAGCTTGGAATTGGGTGGGTCTACTGGGGCAATATTAGTCTTACAAGATTTTGCTAGCGATGGAGCAGTTTTAGCTTTAGGACCAAGTAATACTTTACTAATAACTGAAAATGCCGATGTTGCCGGATATGCCATAGCCGCTAAGACAAATCCCACTATAAGGGTGCATTCCGCAACAATTGGTACTACTACGCAATGGGAACAGTTTTATCATGACCAAGTAGATGGGAACATAGAGACTGGTTTGGGGGATATTAATCTAATCCCCGCTGGGGGAGACGTTAATCTAGGGACTGCGAATTTACTCTCAACCGGATTTATCTCTGCACCATCGTCTTTTGTTGAACTAGGAGCAGCATGTTCTACAGACCATAGTCTTGGTACAGGAGATACATGTTCTGGTGAATTAGAAGTTAATGGTACTCTTTGGGTGGATGGCAACACCGTACATGGAGCATTCAACACCATTCAATGGTCTACTGGTGCTACTGTACCACAGATTTTCCAGAAGGATACTACTTCTGATACCTTCTTTTTTGCCAGCAATGCATCGAGATATTTTATCTTCGTAGAGGGAGCCGATTCTGCTGGGTATACTATTGGTTCTGCTGCAACAAACCCGGTTATTCGTGTTCACAGCGCAGATGTTACTACAACTACTCAGTGGTTACAAGTATATCACGATCAGACGGATGGTAATATTGAAACTGGCCTAGGGGATCTTAAGGTAATCCCTGCTGGAGGAGATGTTAATATCTCTGCTGCTGATGTAAATCTAGATTTAGGGAAAGTAGTTGAGCTAGCCGGGTCTACTGGTATGAGTATTGGGGTGGCTGATTTAACCACAGATGGTGGCTACATTGCTCTTGGTCCAAGCAAGACGCTTGTAATTATAGAGAATGGTGATACTCCATACAATATAAATGGTGGGACTAACCCACAGTTCCGTGTGCATTCAGCAGATGTATCAGACACAACTTTACATATTTTAATGCTACATAATCAAACTGATGGGTTGATCCAAACTGGGGCCGGATCCTTGTATCTAAATCCAGCTACTGATATTCTTAAGATGGATTCACGAACATGTGCGCAAGTTGGTGCTGCTGGTACAGCTGGGAGAATGGCATTAATATCAGATGCTTTAGTTACAGACAAGTGGGCTTGGTGTTTAGATAATGGTACAAATTGGGTAGTACCAGATGGGACAGATACAGCCTGTTGTTAGAAATGTATTCATGCAGATGAGTATAATTATAATAAGTATGTTAATGTCAACCAATCCTACTAACATTATCTACCACGAATCAAAGTTGTTAAATCTTTGGACCGAGATGTTGCATAACGGCATATCTGGGGAAATAAAGACCGGGGCTGGTGATTTAAAACTGCTCCCCAAAACTAATATACTATACCTCACTCCACAGACGTGTATACAAACAGGTCCAGCTAATACGATCGGCCGTATAGCATTAATTTCCGATGCAACTCCCTCAAAACGTCTGGCTTGGTGTTTGGACAATGGCTCAGCATGGATATTACCCCATGCGGTTACCCAAAAATGCTGTTAGAATAGTATACCATGCCGGTGCAAGAAGAAATTCTAGAAAAAATAGCTCAACTCTCTACGAAATTATCCAGAGTAGAAGAGGATATGAAGGAGCTTATTGGGATTGTACGTGGAGACGCAGACGGTTCGGGAGTACTCTTGCGATCAAGGCTAGTTGAAAACCAAATCGCAACGCTAGAAAAACGGGTTGATGGTATTGACAGCTCAGAAGTAAAAATGAAAATGGCAATAGTGGGGGCAATACTCACGGCTCTCACTGGGGCAATTGTTAACCTGTGGAGGAAATAATAATATGGACGAAGATGTTTTGGGATTATTTATGGATCTACTAAACTCTTGGAAAACCCACGGGATGATTGGGGGTCTTGCAGGGTTGGTTTATTTCTCAATCCGGCTTTATCGTACTGAATTATTCGATCGGGTTATGCAACAACTAGCACCGCAATTCTCCTGGTCAGCGTTAAATCGACCTAAGAGGCTGATGCTGATAGCAGGTAGCTCATTAATTGGTAGTCTCATGTTAAGTCTCACAACTGGGGTAGCCTTAAAACTGGCAGTGCCAACTGCTTTAGTGGCTACACTTGTGGCTATCGGAGGAAATGCCTCTAAAGAAAGTTTGCAGAAACACCAAGAAGATAAACTTTCCTCAGAGGAAAATCGCAAAAACTATTCCGATCCATTTAGCCTCCGTTCTGAGTTAGATCAAAAAAAATTGAAAGAGCTTTCAAAGATGGAATAATAAATACACGGAGGATTTATGGAGCACAAAAAAACAGAAGATCTAGAAAAACTTCTCAGTGAAGTAGTATATAATGTAGAAGTTTATTCTATAATGAAGCTGGGACAAGATTACATCTACCTAATACCAACAATGATCCAAGCTATGTACATTAAAATACAAAATGTAATAAATAAACTATCCAACGAATTGCCAGATAAAAACTTTTTTGAATGCATAGAGCTAGCACGAGAAATGCACAAAGAAATGGAGAATGCTACAACTTCATTTATGTCAGGAGCAAGGTATCTTAATGAATGCGTCCATCTACTTGTCTCCTCATGCAAATCCGCAAAGGATATTGCAAATATCACGGAACAAAAAATAGAACTTCTACGTAAAGAATTTGATAAACAAAAAGGTAGCCAAAATGTCAAAATACCCACAGATATTAAACTCAATTAGTCTCTGTGCAGACGGAAAAATCCGAGAGAGAGATTTATCAAAGGTAGTCTGTTTGGTAATCCATCGTATTGGTGCAACAATCGGCGAAACAGCAGAAGAAATTGCAAAGAAGTTTATAAACGACTCTACTGTTAGTCCATACACCGGGGCAGAGATGCCGTATACATTTATCATCCGCAAAGATGGAACCTGCGAACAAGCACTAGCTCTATCTGACGTAGGTCCGCATGCTCGCAAATGGAGTCTCCGTGGTATAGGCATTGCCGCAGTAGGGGATTTTCAATTACACCAACCTACTATGGAACAATTTGTTGCGGTTGCAAAACTCTGTGGGATTCTATCTACCTGGATGGGGCAAAGACCGGAATTTGTAATGTACGGCCATACGCAAATGCAATATGCTACCGCTGACCTATCAAAGAAATGTCCTGGGGATCTTTTCGACCTAAACGCCTGTAAGAGACTAGCGAGAACTAACTGGGAAGCAGGAAAATACCGTGATGATGAATGGATTAAATCCCTAGGAGTAACTCTTTAATGCCGCTGAGTATCCCAAAAGGGCTTAACTGGAAACAAATAAGGGGGCAACCATTTTCCGCAAGAGCTACCAGATTCTATCCAGAAAATGAAATCCGCCCCAGTAATTTACCTACAGTAGAAAGTGACTATACGCCATTTTGGCATAGCACACCAGAAGCTTGGGGGCAAAGAGCAATTCACGAAGTCCGCAGATTCCCAGATAGAGAAGAATGGAATATCCGTCTGGACCCATTGCTAGAACAAATGCCTCCTACTGAATCATGGCCTGAAGCAGCCAGCCCACCCCGTCCTATGTATCACGAAAATCCCTTCTCCACCGAACCTACATTCGATTTTGGGGACACTGAATATCTACGAAGATTGCAGGCGTGGGAATATTTTATGCCTGAAGGACTGTCCCCAGTCTGGGAGGAAAATTTAGGTGAATACCCAGTTCCCAGTGGGGATGCCCCCGCTACGGAAATGCCTAGTTCTATGGAACTTGCGGAAATTAGAAGGAAATATTTCAAAGGAAAAGCTTAACAGCACTCTATATGTGGAACACTACTAAGTTTCCAGACACCATTGATAAGTTTACAAATCGCAAAAGTACCAATATGTGACTCATCACCTCCGATTAAAACCTCATCCCATTCTTTATATCTCTTAATTCTATTCAATGCTTGATCGCAAGTCAGAACAGCATATCTACCAGAAGCCAAGGATAATACTGGAAATTTGTAGTTAATAGCGCAGCTTATTTGAGCCGCAAGAAAAAGTATAGATAATATAGTACCCACAATTATTAACACGTCACAGAGGCTTACAAGCCAATATGGCCAAGAATTACTCGACTTCCTGGTCATAATTTTCTGAATGATAATTCGGTTGAGATTCCCCAACAGCTTTCAAAGAATTAGAAATTACCTGCCCAACTCCACCGGATGCTGTATATCCAGACAAGGTATTACCACAAGGAGCAGGAGTACAATAAAATAAAACATTATTATCATTAAAATGTACCCCACCACCTACTATAGAATTATTTGTTGCACTTATAGAAAATATTACTGCGGCATCAACATAAGCAGCCCGCGTTAGGTTGTTTCCAACATATGAACCACCTACTGTTGAAAAAGGATGTGGTGTTATTGATGGATCGATTAAAAAATCTGGTCTACCAATCATTAATGGTGACAACATAGAACCTTGAAGATAATTATGACCAACGTAAACATTATTAAATCCAAATAATTCGATAGAAAAATGTCCGTTTTTAGTACTTATGACATTACCTGTTAATTTTATAACTTTCTGATCCCCACCACCATTTTCAAGTCTGGCAATAGCAACTCCATTGGCATCTAATAAGTGAGAATTAATTATATTTCTATCGGCAGAAAGACTACCGTAGTTATTTGGATTTGCAGTCATAAATCCATCAAGATGTTCTAGGTGAAAACCACTAGTTGGACTTCCCCCTCTGTAAAATCTTCCGGTTCCTAAATCATCCCTATTATGCTGCCAATAGGTAGATTCTATATAATTATCATAAAAATTTACATCCCCCCAATTGTCTATACTTAATAACCCGCTACCAGATATATTTTTTATATTATTATTTCTCGCAATTACTTTCGCATTAGGTCCAGATCTACGGAGATTAAACCCATATAATTGCCCATTACGTGGAGCAACATCAGAAGGTAAACAAGAAGTACATAAATCAACTTCATTATCTTCTATTAGCAATAATTTAGAAACAATTACAGTATTCGCTATCCCCCCGGGGACCGCACTTTGGAGAACAAATCCTTGTTTATCTAAATGCAATACTCTAGTCTGAAAATCCTCAATAAGATTATCCCTTAAATCTTGTTGATAATTGGTGTGTGTAAATAGACAATTTCTCAAAATAAATGATCGAACTCGACGAAGGAAGATAAAAGCAGAAAGTCTACTAGAAAGCAATCTTTCCGCGGCTGTTATGGCACCGGCCTCAGCAAAATGGAGATTGTCGAAAACTATATCGTGCTGGGTATTTTCTCCATTCATCCCCCCCGGACTAGCTCCCATGTCTATCTCAAAAAATTGATTACCCCTGTACAACACAGGTTTGTCAACTCCATTACTAGGTATTCCAATAAATGTGAGAGATTTTCCCCCGACAGAAGATGGTGGTGGGACGACGGCTGCTGGAGAAGAACCGCTAGTTGGATTATTAGCATACAAACGTACCCTTCTTTGTCCTAGACTAAAGTCAAATTGTACACCTCCTGGCCCGGCCTTTAATTGAATAATATCTCCATCAGCCGCCCTATTCACCGCCGCTTGAATCGCCGCAACATCATTAGCAAATGGACTACCAGGTATTGCAACGCCATTTTCTTCGGCAATATGCACCCCAGAATAGACTGAAAATGCTCCCAAAAAAGAGAAAAATATTGAACATATCATTTAGCTAACTCCACCCAATATTCATTAAGATACCCCCACATTTTGTTACAAAATTCCTGATACAAAGTATTGTCTAATGTTTGTGGGGCGGTTTCTGTACATGATAACGCACATTGCTTCTTATCTACATCTACACGCATTATACATCCGGTGGGTAAAGGTACCAAAGCAATTCTCGGTGGTGGTTTTGGAAACAGACAACCAGCAGGAATGATTACCAAAGTTACTAATGACCCTATTGTACAAAGAACCAAAGCCACAACTGACAATTTAACATAGTCAACATTTTTTAATTTTTTATCTGTAGACTTTCTCATAATTCCTCCAACCAAGTAAAATGCATTTGCGATCCCTCGGGGGCATCACATAAGATTCCTATCTTGTAGGTAATATAATTCATGAAGATTTCTATATCCTCTTCTACAGCTGGTTCATGGTAGTGCATTTGGATGTAATAATGCCTAGTAGCAAAGCGATAGGATAACCCGAGATTAATTGCTGTAATTGGAATGGCAATTAAAAAGCCAATAAAAACATATTTCAATACCTTAATCATTTCTCTATATCACCCCAATTTTGGGCCACATGAAGTGCAACCGGGAATGTCATGGTTACACCATCTAGTGTGGCAGAAGTTTGTAAATTAGTCAATAATATCTCCTTTAGACGTTCTGGATCCGGCCCTTCGAGAACTAATTCATCATGTAGTTGTGCAAAGATAGTTTCTACCCCCCAGTCTAATAGACCAGAGATTTTAATTACTGCCTGATTCATTAAATGTGCCGCAAGTCCCTGAATTGGATAATTATACGCTTCGTTTATTTGTTCTCTAGTAATAATGGTATCTAAAAAATACTTTCTTCTACTAGTGAATGGTATTTCTACCCAACGGTTTTTAAATACCTGCCGGTAAATTTTAGTATGAAAATGGACTAATTCTGGATGCATTTGCAAAAGCTTAGCCTTGACCCATTCTATCTGTTCTAACGTGACTTCCAGTCCCTTGGCTGTAATATTGGTATATGCAGTTTGAGAAGATGACCCGTATATTATCCCATAGACAATTCCTTTAACAATATTTCTTTGCGCTTTTGTAACGTTGTTCGTCTTTAAAATCAGCTTAGCAGTAGCTAGGTGTGGATCAATTCCTTCAGCGAAGTATTCAAGAAACAATTTATCCTTTGCAAGTAAAGCTAATATGCGTACCTCCAAGGCATTGAAATCAGCAGACACGAGCCAACAATTATCACGAGCCTTGAACAACGACCTCATTGCTTTTGGAATATTTTGAATATTCGGATCGGTACACGACCATCTACCAGTTAACAGGGTAGGTTTCCAATTTGGATGAAGAAATCCTCGCATGTCAGTTTTTAGTCCGTTGATATAGGTAGATAATAGTTTTTTATACCCTCTATACTCTAACAGAGCTTTGGCGTACCTCGCGGCTGGGATATTTTCAGAACCAATAATATCTACCAATACATACTTATCTAATGAAAATTTTCCTGAAGCTGTTTTCTTTTTAAACTTTATGTTGAACAGTTGAAATACCTTAGTTATATAAGGAATAGATTGTATATTCCCAACTGGAATTGAAGCTTCAAGGCAATACTCACTTAAGGTTTTCTGTGTAGCACTTAACTTTTCATGCAATTCCTTGCGAAGATTGTCTATTTTAGAAAAATCAATCCTATTTCCTCTGATTGTCATCTTAACGCCTATTTGATGACATCTCATTAAATCTTTAAATATAACCTCCCCATTTTGCAGTTGCTTAAGTCTAGGTATTAACATCTCACGCAGAGTTTGTGTAACTATCCCATCTCTAGCGTTATATACCATTAGATCTTCAATTGGATATTTTTCCCATCTCGCAGAGGATTTGTCCTTTACTTCGGTGGAGATTTTATCTTTCCATTCCGGCAACCACAGTTCGCGTGCGGCGATCCAAGCGAGACTATGTCTTGTGTCTGGATATAGATAGCTATCTAGGACTAACAAATCGCAATCCGCATTTTCTACTTGAATCCCGTTTGCATGAAATACCTGTAGATCGAAAGACATATTTAATAATGTCTTGCCAATAGCAGGATTTTTTAAAATACCCAATACCCTATCCGCAACTTCTTGGTTTTCAATCGGCCAAGGAACCGATATTGCGATTTGGCTAGTGGTTATACAAAAGCACCGCAATTTATCCACCAGAGGGTTGATTCCAGAAGTCTCCACATCAATCGCCACAGAGGTAGCCGAAGACAATTTGTCTAACGCCTCTAGCATTTCTGGGGAATCCTGGTTGATAATAATCTCTGGCCATTTTCGTTTCTGCAATTGGCCATTAGCTACTAATTTCATTTTCTGCAAATTCGATAATATCACATGTGTATAAGAAGGTGATCGCAAGGCAAACGCAGGATGGATAGAGGCTAATATCTGATACTTAGAAAAATCAGCACCAGCTTCCAACAAATCTCCCTTCTTTCCATAGCGGTTCCAATTCTTTCCCTGGAAAATATACCCATTGTGGGATAATATCTTCTGCTGGCCTGTTAGTGTAGCTAAAGCCTTTGCGCCGAATGCAAGAATGTAATTACATTGTACATACGATAATTCGTTATATAACCTCGCCCGACATGCCTTTAATGCCTCTAGTGATATGGTCTTTTTTGATGGTTCGCATAGAATTGCATTTGTAGTGTAAACATCATTCCTAGTTAGCCCGGTAGTCTCCAACAACCTTGTCAATAATCTGCCAGATCTACCTATAAAGAATTTTCCCTCTGATGCTTCATCTAACCCCGGAGATTCGCCAACTATGATATACTGTACCTTCTTTGGTGGCTTGGTAGGCAATACGCATTTATGCTCTACAAATGGGCAAGAGTCACAGAGACATCCCAAAGCTTTAGCGTTTTCTTTTGCCACGGGCATCACGCCGTTTTAAATTTTGTAGTCTGGAAACACATTGCAGATTACAACGTCTATTATCCATTTTATCATTATTCAAATGATCTACCTGTAAATGTGCAGGGCATTTGGTGATTAATCTGTGTAAATATACCGCAACCCTAGCATAGGCATGTTTTCCATCAGGTGCCCTATTTGTATAAATCTTCACATTATGTAATCTCTTCCACCAATCTTGGTCTACCAAAGTTGAATTAACCATTTTTTTACCAGAATAAACAGGTAGGTAATACAAAAAGTCCCGTCCGATATTTTTTGTGGTACACTTTTTTGAGCGAGAAGAGTTCATACCGGACGGGACTAATATCCTATGTATATTCTATTATTCTACAATAAAGGTCTTACTATCTAGAGGATTTAGCAACACTTTGGTATTACCATATTCTGGGTTTAAAAAATATGATACTGTAGCTCTAGTAGTATCGTCTTTCTTTGATTTATAATGCCCAACACAAATTACACCACGTAAACCTGTTACCACTAGTGGACTGTTTTTAATCTCCTCTGCCCACATTATAGCAGCGGCATTTCTCTCAGTTTGTACTTGTTTTACCATCGTGGTGTCAACCTTTACCCCATTATTCCACCATGCACCACCCTGTCGATGATCAATAGGTGGAAAATCAGGATTAAATGATCTTGCAAATTCGCAAAACTTATCCATCTCTGGGGCAGTTGGAACTCTAGATCGAATCACCTCCTCAGTAAGAGAATCCTCTGTTTCATCCTTGTTCAGCATTACAATTGGTAAAGTGATAAACGCATAAACCCTCGCCCAAGATGCTTTACAAACTTCCCCAGTCAGCAACACAGGACGCAAAATTACCTGCAATTGCAAGCGATTTTCAACATAAGAGACCAACTTTGGTTGCGTAACCTCCGTGGCATAAAATCCCTTCCCCAAAATAGGTTCGGCCGTACCCATATTGGCAATAATTGCCTCATTGGTAAAACCACCAAGACCATTTGTTACATCAATACTATCTGTATCAGTCATTTACTTTTTCTCCTTCTGCGGCTTCCCGCCGTAAAACACCAAATTCTGGTTCTAACTTATAGTCTTGTTCTAACTTATCATACTTCGCATAAAGCTTTTGATGAAAATCTATTGTTTTTAACTTCTCGGCTGTATTTAATATATTGTATGCTATCCTCGATTTATTCTCACATATTCTTAATCGACATTCAAGTTTTTTTAACTTTTCTGTAAGAATAAATTCTTGCTCCATACGCTTGTAAAAAGCTTTTATGGCATCATGTCTTATGACAATCTTTTCTCTAGCACCCCGTCTCATACTACCCTCCTAATTTGGAAGTTTTGCTACCACCATGTTGTATATCTCTCGAAGATGTGGTTCCTCTATTACCTCCGGCATTAACCCAGCAAAACGATTCTTGCATTGCGCTTTTTGATTCGGCGATGAGTAGAGCTTTCTAATGAGCTTCCCCGCCTGTCGCATTGACTTTTGAGCCACGAGAAATAATTGCATGGAGGGGTCATTGAGGTAGATTTTTTTTGCCTGACCTGTAAGTTGTGGTTCCACCTTGGCTCCACCTGGAAGAGTGAGAAATGCTTTGAGTTCCTCTTTATCTGCATCTGGTTTATCCATTATAGTCGGCATGTGACTATGGCAACACATTATTATATGTTTTTTCAAAGAAAACATATCTGCTTTAAATTTGCGATTTAGACTGGCTAATTGCCTATACATTCGTATGGAATTCTTTTCAAATACTTCCAAACTAGAATCCTGAACAAGTGCTTCACAAGAGGCTTTACAAAATTCTTCATATTCATCTACCTGCTTGGATAAAGTATCGACCACAATAGTTGTTTTATCCTTGGCCGACGCAGCAGCATTGACCATCATATTGCACACATCTAAGGCTGAGTGATTCGGAAATTTATTTCTCAAGCTGACGTAGTCTAACACATCAACCTCTAATCCCAATGATGCCAGGCTATTGCATGCGCCGTTATCAAACCCCATCCACAGCATGTCAGTCAGTTTAATCACTTCTCTCTTTTCCGCAGTAAGTCTGGATTTAAATTCTTCAGAAGACGGAAATTTCTCAGAAAACGACGCCGAAAGTACAGTCTTGCCATGACCCGGTGGTCCGTAGATTACAATCCTCCAATGCTCCTTTGCTATAGCAGAGGAATTGGTAA